GCCATGGGGTTGCTCATATCTGAATCTCCAGCTACCTTCATATCTGGTTCACTATTTACCGGACGTGAAGGATCTTCAGTTTCATCATGATCAGGAGCCACTAAAGGTTCTTCTCCTGATTGTGCTTCTAAAACTGCTGGAGGTGTGGGTGTCCAAACAAAAGAAGGAAAAGCCTCATCCGAAGGATTAGCAAATTCCATATCTTCACCACATGAGACAAAACAATTAATTTCAATATCATTGTTAATCTCACTGTTGGGGACCGTTAGGTCATTCAGAACCCATATAGATATTTGACCATTGTAAAAATTAGGATTATTAGTAGGAAAAGGTAGGATATCACCTGAATTTCTAAAATTCAATCCCGATATACCAGGATTCATTACCTCTGCATACGTCTCGGGAATACCCCATCCTACTTCAATAGTAAAATCCTTTTCTTCTGAAATATCAATGACACGATTATACGCTACATTAAACTCATTATCTGTAGAATCATATGGATCATATTGTACTTGTAAACGACCTTTGTGAAAGTTTGAAGCAACGATTTGAAATCGATACTTCATAGTTCCACGCCAATTTTCAAATACACAACCCACATGACATGCAGGTGTCATATGAAATTCAGTATCAGTACCTCCATTAAATTCGTCCCAATTCATAGGTGTCACACCAAATGTTGCTAACCTATTTCCAGACTGTGTTGCTACAGGCCAATCAAACTTCGTCAAAAAAGACTCTCTAGTAACAATAGATCGAATATTTAATTCGTCCATACCAGATAGTCCTACAGTACGAGGATCAATGGTAACTTCCTGTTTCAAATCTGTAGTTAATTTCACAGCAGAATCAGGCACATTTGTCTGAGGACAATTTCCCATATATGAAGGTTTGTATGGTACAATGGGAGCATCTTGCACGGGTCTACAGTAGCCAAATAATGACGCTACATCAGCTACAGTAGATAATGCAAGTTGGGACGCCCGTGCATAAAGGCTAATCCCAGGTATAGAAGATAATGCTCCTGCTGCTTTCGCCAAAGCAGTTGCGGGGCCGGAAATCTTCTTTCCATATTCATCACCACCCATCATTTCACCAGCTTGTGGATCAAGTGTAGATTGATTTTGATTTGTAGGTGTAGATAATACCATATCTTCGGCCCATGCAAACACTGTGATGCGAACTTGGTCAGTTGCACCATTAGCATGCTTGAGTTGATTAATAGCAGTAATATCAATAGCACCCATATCTTGCCAATCATTAGTTGGAATACGCAAGGCATTATTATACCAAAAGAAAGGCAAAATCATTTCTCCACCCAATGAAGAAGTGGGATCAAGATAAATATGTGGTTTTTGTGAAGCTCCAATCACATCCTGCGCAATAAATGCACGCGTAGGAGTCGTCTTATCAATATTTTGTAAAGGCGAATAGGACACTAAAGCACGCCCATAATGGAAACCATTTCCGTTAATCACGAATTTCAGATGCAGCTTACAACGTGCATTATTAAAATTCGCAATACGATTAGCAACCCGAGGATTTTCAAAAAATAGAGACCACGGATTGAAAGTGGTACCAAAATTGGCGTCAGTAGTTGCCCAATCCACATCAAAAATTTTCAAAGGACGCGCAAAGAAACTACCTAAATCGGCATCAGACTGATCTGCTGCCCCAAAGGTAGGATCTAACTGTGATTCAACTTCATATCCCCAAGATGGATTTTGATCCATAAACTCAACGTTTTGCATAGTGGATTGTTTAGATCCCATCATGACGTTAGCGTTGTAGTTAGACTCTCCGGATTGGTTATCGTAGATAGGGAATCCAAGGATAGAGTCCTTGAGGACGGCTCCTGACTCAATGATGTCGGCGAGGCAAGGCTCGTCATCATCAAGGAGGCATCGGCAGTATAATTCGGATTGTTGACAGTATTTACACAGAAGCGATAAAGAATGAGGATGAACAGAAGAACCTCCAAGATTATATACGTTACGTCTATGTGTATTACTACATCCGTTTGTTGGCTTGTTAACGTCTCCAACTGACGTGTGTCCACTCGGAGCTGTGGACCGCTCATTATGTTGATTAGTAGCAAGCATATATACTTCCAGACCCCAAAGGGCCGACCACCGTACGCTCACACGAATGGGGAAGGGTCACGTTGTCGCTTGACAAAAGCAGCTTAAAAAAGCCTTAGTCTAATTCAACTTTAAACGTTATATTGGGTATATGGTGTATTACCAGTACCATAAATGACAATTTGGGTCTACCCGCACCGAATAAAAAGTGAATTGATTTTTGCTATGCTCCGCACCCAGATTTACTTCTGGGCCTGTTCTTTTATGTGGATGAACAGTGGTCCATGGTGAAATGTTTTCACCGGCTGCTTTTTGGGTGTAATTAAACTACTAGCAAATCGGACAATTTCTACAAAATAAGTGAAATATAAAGTCTGAATTGTGAGGTAAAACCACGGCCCTGTGCGTCGAAGTCCTTCTGATGTTAAAACCAAGAAGAACAACCATTCCTTTCGAATCATGCCAACTTTGAAGAAACATTTTTTCGTGTATAATAAATACCAAATCAATGGATATACAATCAAAGACATGTTTGCAGCGATACTTTCCCACCAAAAATATGGGTTAAAGCCATCACCTCGACAATGTTGTTCATTATTGAACGGAATTTCTTCTCCGCACTGTGGTTCTAAGACCACAACTGTAGGTTCGCAACACTTACAGTTATCACCATTTTTTCCACAAAAACGGCACCAAAAACTATCGCGGGAATATACGTACTCATCCGCTTGTGATTCTAATGTGACATCATATTTTTGGCAAAATCGAGCTAAAGCCATATCATATGTCATATCTAATTCACTACACCCGTGACGCATATTTGAGCGTTCAGCAACTTCAATCATCTGCTGTCTTCGCTTTTCATACGTGTCACGTCCATGTGCGAACCATTCTCGTAAAGCTCCATCAATATTGCCCATACACTGTTCTTCATTGGAAACAGCTTTAGAACGTAATACTGAATGTAAACTCTTAAAGATAGAATCATCGTCCAATGCACCAAAATACATCCCTACTTCTTTATTAAAAATATTCTTTCGTTTAAGAAAGTCGGCATCCTCATCGGTCATGTATTTTGTGGGCGTAGACGTTTTGTCGGGCATGGTGAATTTCATATCTCTATCAGCTAAAAAATTGGCAACACTGATATGATTAAATTCATCCCATCCTTCTGCAACAGAACTCTTAGCATCATCCCCATAAGTAGCTAACGAACATACTTCTCGGAATGGTGGTAAAACTCTATTTTTGCAGATCTCGAAATAGGCACAACGAAATAATAATGAATTAACAATAGAATTGATATACACAGTAAGATTTTGTCCCGAAGGATTAGATCCAATATGCTGTATATAATCACCATTATACGCCATAAGCGGTTGGCAAATATCTGTAGCAAGACCTTCCATTACTGAAATATCTTCCTCAGAATAATTACCCGTTGCTTTTGCCAAATCAATCATGATACGGAAAGCAGAATACATTAACTGACTAGACATACGCAAATCATACTTGCTATAGTCTCCAGCTAAAATTCTCTTTTCTCCATACTTCATGATATGTCGAGCTAAGACATCCCATTCTGGTCCTTGTGCGTTAATACCAACAGCGCACTCAGACAGTAATGGATACAATGATAGATATCTAGCAACTGGTAAGAAATACATCCGAACACCCAATTGCAGCTCAATGGGAGCTGCTTGGAATACTCGGACTTTATCTTTATCCAATCGCGTAGGCTCATCTTTCAATGCTGCCTTAAATACAGGATATGCCCTTTCCCCTCTAATATATTTATCTTTCATTGCCTGAAAACCTTCCCAAAACATTGGGTCTAGTTCTCTCGGACAAGCGAAATCCTCAAATTGTTCAGGGTCTAATTCAGTCAAATAGGCTGATTTAGGTCCAGCTAGAGGAAAACCTACCGAAGTATTTGGTTTCATCTTATCAATGAATCTTTTACCATCAATTCCACACACAGTTTGCATTTGAGTTAATGGTCTAATATCATTTCTAAGATGTTCGTTCGAAAGTAATTTATTCAGAAGGGGTAACTTGTAGTCCTTAACAGCAGCCTGTAACAAAGCTCCTTCCATGCCTACTGAAGGCATACTAGAGTATTGTAATGACTCCTGCCATGGACGCCAAGAGGGGTTATTGAATTTTGGTGGCCCCCACTGTTGTTTCACTCCACACACCTCTTCTACCACATCAGAAATGGTAGTTGGTGTAACTTGTGATACAGCACGGACTCTTCCCGTTACGGATCCAAAAACTTCAACGTTGTTGCCTTTGGGCAAAAATCGAGTCGGACTCTTATCATGGACATTTGAACCTTCGTAAAAGTTAATACCATATTGATTCGTCATGACCGTACCTTGATTCTTTGCGACTAGAACGCCCTCTATATTTCTGAGACGCATTTCTGCTTTCTCAAACATTGAGAGAGTAATCTTGCCGGCTCCACCGAGCTTGCCCTTTCCGCCTAAATGAAAACCTAAAATCTGCTTAGTAACTGACTCAGAAACCCACACAGCCATACAAAGACCGTTAAAAGTCTCTTCTGGTAGTGTATAATTGAAACCATCAAAGTTGCAAGCAGCAGTTCTCACTACTCCTGGATTGAGCATGGCTCGCATCTCAGTGCGTTCACCTTCTCGCGACTTCCAAATCATAGAAGCATCAACACGACGACTATAATTGTCTACTGCCAAATATTTT